CAAAGAGTTTTGGACATCACTGTCACCAACATTGAGTACAGGTGGTAAATGTATGATAACAAGCACACCCAACTCAGACGAAGATCAATTTGCATTAATCTGGAAAGAAGCCAATAAGAGATTTGACGATTACGGCAACGACAACACCGTAGGTACTAACGGTTTCTATGCCATGAAAGCACACTGGTCGGAACATCCTGATAGAGATGAAGCATGGGCAGAAGCAGAAAAGGCCAGAATTGGAACAGAAAGATTCAGACGAGAGCACGAATGTGAATTCTTAATATTTGATGAAACTCTTATTTCATCAACACAGTTAGTAGAAATGGAAGGCAACGAACCAATGCAAACAATGGGACAAGTTAGATGGTGGAAGAAACCAGATCCTAAAATGACTTACATGGTTGCATTAGATCCTGCTATGGGTACTGGTGGAGATTTTGCGGCGATACAAGTATTTGAATTACCTACGTTTGAGCAAGTAGGAGAATGGCATCACAACACAACTCCAATGAATCAACAAGTAAGAATATTACAAAGTATCACAAAACATATCAATGACTCAATGTTAGAGCAAGATTCATCTGCTAATCCTTCAATATTTTATTCTATGGAAAATAATACTGTAGGTGAAGCGGCACTATTAAGAGTAATGGATATCGGTGAAGAAAATATACACGGACAATTTTTATCAGAGCCAATAAGAAAAGGACACAGAAGAAAATTTAGAAGAGGATTTAATACAACAGCAAAACATAAAATTGATGCTTGTACTAAATTTAAAGAACTTATCGAAAACAACAAAATGGTTATAAACAGTAAACCATTAATATCAGAACTAAAAGATTTTGTTGCAACAGGAGTATCATTTAAAGCAAAACCAGGACAACACGATGATCTTGTTAGTGCTTGTTTAATAATGACACGTATGATGAAAGTATTAGCAGATTTTGATCCTAAAATTTTTGAGAAATGGACCAACAGAGACGGCGATTATACAGCACCAATGCCTATATTTGCCAACTTAGGAATATAACTAAATATAGTATTATGACAACAGAAGTACTATCTAACAACGTTTTTAACAAAATACGATCCAAATTTGGCGATGTACAATTAGGAGATACAGACGGAAACGTTACTGCTAATCCTAGTGAAGCAGTATTCTATGACTTTGAATACATGGAAGATTCAGACACATTTGGTAGAATGAGTATTTCACTAGCAGATGGTGAATCTATGAAAGTGTTCTATAATAGAAATTTAACTGATAAAATAGACGAAGATAGTAAAGCAGAATTTTTTAGTTTTTTAAAAGAACTAAAAGACCTTGCTGTACAGCATCAATTGAAGTTCGATGTGCGTGATATTACGAAATCTAACCTATCTAGTCAGGATTTTAAGAATCTCGCAGATGCAAATCAAACGGTAAATACTGATGAAATGTCAGAAGAGATAAAAGAAATTACTAAATTAGCAGGCGTAGAAGTGAAAGAAAGTCTACGTGGAACTACTAAAAGTTCTTATGAAAATTTAGATAAAACAAGATTAATAATCAGACACAAAGGCAAAGTTGACGAAACTGTACCTGGTGCAAGATCAAGACAAATACAATCATTGTATATTGAAAACAGTGATGGTGAAAGATACAAATATCCACTAACTCATTTAGCAGGTGCAAGAGCAATGGTTAGACACGTTGCCAACGGTGGAAAACCACATGATGATTTTGGACAACATATTATACAAACATCAGAAGATATTGCTAAACTAAATTCATTCTCAAGATATGCGGCAAATAAAGATCAACTAAATGATAACGCAAGTGACATCATTGATCAAACTAAAATGAAATTAGAAAATTTAAGACAGTATGTTAGAAACATAGGAAAACAATCACACTATGATGAAACATTTAAAAACTTTAAAACAGCAGACGAGAGAGTTTTAGATGACGAAACTAGAAACACATACAGAGAGAAATTCACATTAAAAACATTAGATGATAGAGTTGAAGAAGCACTTCCTTTAATACACAGCATTATGTCAGAATACAAAACAGATGATGAGCCAACAGATAAAGATGCAAAAGTTGAGCCACCAGTTGATCATGGAGCAATAGTACAAAGTTGGTTAACTAATCCTGACAATAAATTGGTTTTAAGAAAAGATGACACAGCAGATAAAATGTTATCTGTAACAAAATTTAATAATAAAAATACTATGTTAGGTTCAATACTTTCAGATATCGCGGCTAGAATGATGTCTAAAGGAAATGAAGAAGACAGAGTGGCAAATTTTGCTTCTAGAGTTGCAGACGAAATTGAAAAAGAAGGAACACCTTTTGCTACACACGATCAGGACTATTTAAAAAATAAAAAAATTGCAGTAATGTTAGCAAAAAGATATATCGACGATTATAAAAAAATGAAATCAGATCCTGCTTATGGTGATGAAGTGAGAGTTGATCCACAAGCATTTGCACCTAAAAAAGATAGACAAGGTAAAGCAAAAGAAACAGCAGAATTTGAAAGTTGGGTTAATAACATTGACAAAGACGAAGAAGTAAGTTCAGAAAACAGAGCATCAGGTTCTCCAGCACACGATTGCGGACCAGACTGTAAAAAATACGGTTGCCAATGTGGTACTGACGAATCAGAAGCATTCGAAGGTGAGAAATTAACTTTTGAAGACATTAAACCATATGTGTCAATGTACAGAGATAAAGAAAACAATAATAAAATGATGCATGATGTTTTAGATAAAGATGGTAATTCAGTATTCAAAACAGCAGACAGCAAAGCGGCAATGGCATTCCTTTCTAAAAACTTTGCTAAAATGAGATCAGGTGAACTTAAAGGTGAACCAAAAAAAGAAGATGCATCAGACCAAGAAATAGCAAAAGACCAAGTAGAAGCAGAGAAGATCAATACAGAAGTAGATAGAATCAAAGAACTCGCTAACCTATCATAATAAAACTTACATATTACCAATAATAGTAGTAGACAATTCATAAATATAGTAGTATATTATACGTAATGTCTGATATACACTTAGGCACATTAAAACAAACATAGGCACACAAGGAGGCTTACATTATGGCTACATTGGCTGAAATAAGAGCGAAGTTAAAAACACAAGAAGTGAATCGCTCCACTTCATCATCCGGCGGTGACAACGCAATTTACCCACATTGGAATATACAAGAAGGACAAGAAGCAGTTCTTAGGTTTTTACCTGATAAGGATACTGCTAATACGTTTTTCTGGACTGAAAGGAATATGATCAAACTACCTTTTGCAGGTATCAAAGGTCAAACAGATTCTAGACCAGTTCAGGTACAAGTACCGTGTATGGAGATGTATGGTAAAACTTGCCCAGTACTAACAGAAGTTAGACCATGGTTCAAAGACAAGAGCATGGAAGACATGGGTAGAAAATATTGGAAAAAGAAAAGTTATATTTTCCAAGGTTTTGTTACAACGAATCCCCTAAACGAAGACACTCCACCTGAGAATCCAATTCGAAGATTTATAATTGGTCCTCAAATCTTTAACATCATCAGAAGTGCGTTACTTGATCCAGAAATGGAAGAGTTACCAACTGATTCTGTTAAAGGCGTAGACTTTAGAATCACTAAAACTTCTAAAGGTGGATATGCTGACTACTCAACATCAAAATGGTCAAGAAGAGAACGTGCATTAGATGAGGCAGAGAGAGCCGCAATCGAAACACATGGTTTACATAACCTATCAGACTATAGACCTAAAGAACCAACCGAAGCAGAAGTAAAAATAATTAAAGAATTATTTGAAAAATCTGTTGATGGAGAGGCTTATGATCTTGAGAAATACGGTCAATATTTTAGACCTGCAGGAACTTCTGCACCTAGAGTATCTACACCAGTAGCAAGTGAACCGGCAACAGCGGCACCAGTAACGGCACCTGTAACAGAAGCAGTAGCACAAACTACTGTTACTCCAGAGCCAGTCGCACCAGCGCCAGGAACAAATCTTACTCCAGAGGCTACTCCAAACGGAGATAGTGCCAAAAGAGCAGAAGATATCTTGAAACTGATAAGAAGCAGACAAAGTCAATAATATAAAAAATTACCAGACCCTGATTTTCAATTGACGGTCAGGGTCTAGTATGTTAATATAAGGGATAAAGATGACAAAAGTATTCGACGCAACAAAATTTAGAAAAAGTATTACAAAATCTATACAAGGATTAGGTATAGGATTTAGCGATCCTACAGATTGGATAAGCACAGGAAATTACGCATTAAACTATTTGATGACTGGTGACTTTAACAAAGGTATACCACTAGGTAAAGTAACAGTACTTGCTGGAGAATCCGGGGCAGGTAAATCGTATATTGCTTCAGGCAATGTAATTAAAAATGCACAGGAACAAGGTATATTTGTTATATTAATTGATTCTGAAAAT